CATACATCTTCAAGAACCGTCCAATCGACAAGATCGAAGAGCTTTACGCCTTTCTACCGGACAGCGTGACAGTGGAAAAAGCGGACGACTTGACGCTCACGTATAAGGTTCAGGACAAAAACGGCAGAACAGCCAGACTGTCTGCTGACGACATTTGGCATATTCGCGGACCCAGTTGGGACGGCATTCAGGGCCTGGACGCGATCAAGCTGGCCGCGAAGACGATTGGTCTTTCGATGGCCACCGAGGAATTCGGAAGCAAGTTTTTCGAGAACGGCGGTCGCCCCGGCGGCATCATCACCACAAAGCCCGGCGCGCAGCAGCTTACTCCTGAGCAGCGCAACGAAATCAAGTTGCTCTGGGCCGCGCAGCATCAGGGCAGCAAGAACGCTCACAAGACCGTCATGTTGCCGTTCGATCTGGATTTTACTTCCGTTTCCACCAACGCAAACGAAGCGCAGTGGATCGAGAGCCGAGAGTTCATCATCAAGGAAATCTGCCGCTTTTTCCGCGTGCAGCCCATCATGGTCATGGCAAGCGATGCGACCAGCTACGCGAGCGTTGAGCAGCTATTCCTAAACCACCTCATGCACACGCTCATGCCGTGGTACGAGCGTTTTGAGCAGTCGGCGGAAGTCTCGCTCTTCACCCGTCAAGAATTTCTCGACGGGTACAGCGTCAAGCTAAACAGCAATGCGCTGTTGCGTGCCAATACGGCCGACCGCGCTTCCTACTACCAGACCATGCGTAGCATCGGCGCGATGACGGCCAACGAGGTCCGCGCCAAGGAAGACATGCCCCGTCATGCAGACCCAGAAGCCGACAAGCTGGCCCCCGCTGCAAACATCTTCGGCGGCGCCAACAAGACCCCCAACGCGCCCCAGGTGGGCACCTCCCAAGAACCCGACAATAACGAGGTAAGCAAGTGACCACCATTGAGCAAAAGGCGGTCGCCCGCCTCGAATGCAAGTTCGACAGCGTAGACGACACCGACGGCAAAATGACGTTTAGCGGCTACGGATCGGTTTTCGGCAACGTAGACAGCTACGGCGACGTAGTTGCGCCCGGAGCGTTCCGCGCTTCCCTGGAAGAGCACAAAGCCGCTGGAACCAGCCCCTTGATGCTGCTGAACCACGACGCGTGGGAACAGCTACCAATCGGCATCTGGACCAGCCTGGAAGAGGATGCTTACGGGCTCAAGATCACCGGCCAGCTACTCGACACTGCGATGGGTCGCGATACCTATACGGCGTTGAAAGGCGGCGCGATCAGCGGCCTATCGATCGGCTTTCGCGTAAAGGCTTTTGAAGTCCGACAAACACAGGACGATCCTCTTCGCACCATCACGGAAGCAGATTTGGTCGAGGTCAGCGTCGTCACCCTTCCAGCCAATGTCAAAGCGCGCGTTCAGGCCGTCAAATCGATGGGTCAGGAAATGAGCGTTCGCGACTTGGAAGCCATGTTGCGCGATGTTGGCCTGAGCAAAAGCGAAAGCATTGCAGTCGCCAGCCAGTTCGAAAGCAAAAAGGAACTTGCGGATAAGATGGCCGTGGAAATGGCAATCAAGAGCCTGATCGGCAAGATGAAAGCCGCATGATCGCCAACTGATAAGTAAAAGCACAACCAAGCACGGAGGGATTCTGGCGTCGAGGTTTACTGAAAGCAACCGAGACAAAGGAGCCCCTAATGGCCGATCTCAACGAAGTAACCTCGCTGGCAACAGCCTTTGAGGAGTTTAAGAGCACCAACGACCAGCGCCTAGCCCAGATTGAGTCCAAGGGCAGCGCAGATTACGTCACGACCGACAAGCTAGCGAAGATCAATTCGGATCTAGCTTCCCTACAGGCCGATATTACCAACTTTGGCAAGAAGTCCAACCGCGTTGCAACCGGCGAAGGTTCGGTTCAGGAAGACGAATATAAGTCGGCATTCGACAAGTGGGCACGTAAGGGCGACCGTTACGAGGCAGAGCTTGAGAGCAAGGCCCTCGTCACCAACGACGCAACTGGCGGCTTCCTGGTGCCAAAGACTGTTGAAGTTGGCATCCGTGCTGACCTTCGCACTCTCAGCCCAATTCGCGCTGAAGCAAACGTCATTCAGACCTCGAATGACCGCTATACGGTCCTGACGAACAAGCGCGGCCTAACGACCGGCTGGGTTGGTGAAACCGATCCTCGCCCCGAGACTGCAACTCCAACGCTCGTTGAAACGACCCTGCCCGGCGGCGAAATCTACGCCAATCCAGCAGCATCGCAGCGCGCACTGGACGACAGCCAGTTCAACTTGGAAGCATGGCTAATCAACGAAATCGTCAACGAAATGGCGATTGCGGAGAACAAGGCATTCGTAAACGGCGATGGCGTCAACAAGCCAAAGGGTTTCCTAACGGAGACCGGCCTGACCACCATCAAGACCGGCGCAGCCGCTGCTCTTCCTGCTGGCGCCGACTACATGTTCAGCATGATCTACGCCATGGACTCGGCTTACCGCGCAGGCGCTAAGTTCTATTCCAGCGGCGCAGTTTCGGCTTCGCTTCGCACCGTTAAGGACAGCACCGGCAACTACCTGTGGCAGCCTTCGCTAGTTCTGGGTCAGCCAGCAAGCATCGCGGGTTACGCGCATGTGGAGCTTGAGGACATGGACGGTGTTGCTGCTGGCAAGACGCCACTGGCATTTGCGAACATGAAGCAGGGGTACACGATCGCTGACCGTATCGGCGTTCGCACGCTGCGTGATCCTTACACCCACAAGCCATTCGTCCACTTCTACGCAACCAAGCGCGTAAGCGGCATGGTCACTGATGCCAAGGCATTCGTGGTGCTGAAGGTCCAGGCTTAAAGCAGATCACGATCTATGACGGGGGTGGCTCGGCAACGGGCCACCCTTTTTGCGCTGCCACCACCTGGATTTCGGCAAGACGCCATCAACCGCATACGATCGCGACGCCGCTACGATATCACCAATCAGCACCTGTTTAGCCGCATCGAACGCATCCGCCGCTTTGTTGAGCGTTTCGAAGATCGCCGTTCCGACCCCTTCACCACGTAAGTAAAGTTGCTTATGAGCACCCTTCACGCCCATAAATTGGTCGCGGGCTGCGTCCATCTTCAAGTATGACGGGCGAACCTCCGGAAAATATATATCGATTAGCATCAGCATGGTTTCGGCACCGCCGTGTTTCGGCTGCTTATCAAGCGAACCGTTAGCCATATCATTCATTTCATCCCAAGTTATTTCACCTCGGGCAACGGTCATCTGCGTGTATGCGACAACATCAAAGTTCGTCCCGAATTCGTTCACCGTTAGATACAGTTGTTCAGCCTTCTGACGCATAAACGCAAACCGCTCTTTGGACCGGTTTAGTCGATACGTGACGACCGACGAGACGACGCCGCTTGCAAAAACGGTAACGAGTGAGGTTCCGATCAAAACCAAATCTGACGGCACGTTCTATCCGATTTGCTAAGTATGTGATGGAACATGATACCGTCATTACGTCACAGGAAGTCAAGCAGTGGTGCCGCATCGACAACGATGCCGACGACGCCACGATCGATCTTCTCATCATTACAGCCCAGGAACATGCTGCCGCCTACACGGGCCGCATTCTTGAGCCCTATACCTGCCCGGCGAGCGTAAAACAGGCAATCGCCGTTTTCGTCGCGGACCTGTACGCCAACCGGGAAGGTCAGACGGTAGGCACGCAGACGTTCAATCGACTGCTGAACCCGTTTGTCCTGAGCAGCCTGTGATCAGCGCGGGCTCCCTCAATCGATCGATTGCCATTTATGGCCCCGTTACGACCCGTTCGGCCACTGGCACAGAGCGCAGCAGCTTCGCCAAGCTGGCGACAACCTGGGCTGAACGCAAAAGCCTGAGTTTAAAGGATGCCACGCGCGCGGCCGGTATGGAGCAAAGCGCGGAAGCCAAGTTCGTTATCCGCTATCGGCAGGGCATCACGACCTCGATGCAGGTCGAGTGCGAAGGCCAGCGATATTCCGTTGAAGCCGTGGACGAGATCGGCAACCGGGAAGGTCTCGCGCTGCTCGTGAGGGCCATCTAGTGGCCAACCGCAACAGCTTCAAATTCGAAGGCGCAAAAGAGCTAGAAGCGGCTCTGAAAGCCCTGGGTCCCGAAGTCGCGACGAAGGCGGGCGCACAGGCGACCCGGCAAGCCACGAACGTAATGCGCGATGCAGTGAAGGCCAGCGCGCCGCGTGGCGATCAGTCCAGCAAACGCACTTGGCGCAACAAGGATGGTAGCCAGGGCACCGCGGATTACGGGCACCTCCACGAGAATATCAAAACTCGCAAAGTCCGTGCCCGAAAGCAGCACACAGTCAGCTTCCAGGTCACAACCGGCAAAGCGTTTTGGGGCCGGTTTTCCGAGTTTGGCACCGAACACGAACCCGCAAGGCCGTGGTTCAAACCGGCGATCGATCAGGTCGCCAGCAAGGTGGTCGCCGCTCTGGCACCTGCACTGAAAAAGGCGATCAATAAGGCCGCTAGAAAGGCCAAAAAGTGATTGAAGCAACGCTAACGACGAGGATCTCGGCGATCTGCCCGCAGACCTATCCGGTCATCGTGCCCAAGGGCAAAAAAGCCCCGTTTGTTACCTACACTCGCGTTTCCACGCCCCGACTGCGCTCGTTCGAAGGCCCTATGGGCATGGCGATGCCCACGTTCCGTGTTGATGTGTACGCGCTCGATTTTGACGAAGCCAAATCGCTCGCGAACCGCATCAGGATCGCGCTGGATGGCTACCGCGATGCTGAAATCCGCGACTGCAACCTCATCAACGAACAAGACCTAAGCGACCTAACCAGCAACGCGGATCTCACGCGGATCAACTTGGAGTTCAAGATCACCCACGTGGAATAAGTAATGGCACGGCCCTCTTTTGTTGGGGTCAAAGCCCAATAAACAAGGAGAGCCAAACAAATGGCCACAGGAATTAACACAGCGGGCACCAAGCTCGAAATCAACACGACTGCCAGCACCTACGTTCAGGTCAAGGGCTTCAAGGACTTTTCAGGTCTTGGTGGCGGATCGGCTGCTGTCATCGATACAACGGACTTCGACAGCGCAGCCAAGGAAAAGTCCATGGGCCTGCCGGACGAAGGTCAGGTCTCGATCAATCTGATCTTCCTGCCCAAGGACGCTGGCCAAACGCTAGTACGCGCAGCACGCGGCACCAGGGCAGCGACCAAGTTTCGCCTGACACTCTCGGACGGCACCAAGTACGATTTCACGGCATTCGTGCTGACCTTTGAGCGCACCGGTAGCCAGGACGATGTCGTGCAGGCATCGGCTAACTTGGAGGTCACTGGCGCAGTGACGGAAACGGCAGCGGCAT